AGATTACATAAACCAACTGAAATGGGTGGTGATGTAACAAAGTATTTGTATTGTAGAGATTGGTTAAACTGGCGTAAGGTTGGTATGGTTGAGTTTGCTGAGTTTGACCCAAAGAACTTCACAGACAGACAAATCATTCATATAAAGAACTATCAATCAGGTTATGACTATTATGGTGTTCCTGATTGGTTAAGTGTAATTAACGATGTTAGATTGAACCACGAGATTACCGTATTTAACTTAGCAAATATCCAAAATGGTTTATCACCATCACTATGGGTTCACTTCACACAACCAGCCCCTGATTCACAGAACGAACAAAACCAAATATTAAGGGGTATTGAAGATAGATATATGGGAGCTGAAAACGCAGGTAGGGTAATTGTATCCTATGGTGAAAGCGAACAGAAACCTGAAATAACCCAAATACAATCAAATGTTGAGAATGGTTATTTTTCAGCAATCTTTGAATTGGTTCAGAAACAGATAATGTCGGGACATAAGATTATTGATGGTTCATTAATTGGATTACCAAATCCAGGTGGGTTCACATCATCAGCAGAGCAGTTAGAAACAGCTTATAAACTATTTATGAGTACAAGTATCAAACCTCTACAAAACTTCATTAATCGTGAGTTAAAGCCGGTTATTGAACTTATCTACCCAAACCAAGAAATAAGCCTTGTAATAGAACAAAACCAAATAATATAATGAATAAAGTTTTATTAATATCAGAAGATACATTAAAAACCTATACGGCAATTAATGAGAACGTACAATCAGATGAGTTAAGGTTCTGTATCCTTCAAGCTCAAGATATATTCCTTCAAGAAACTTTGGGGACAAATCTGTATGATTACATGTTAAACTTGGTTGATACAAATGATATTAATTCACCAGGTTATGTTAATTATAAAAACTTATTGGATAGATATATCCAACCTATGTTGATAACTTATTCATACTATCTTGGTATGACTAACTTCTATGTTAAATGGGTTAGTGTTGGTTTGGTTCAAAACCGCTCAGAACAGGGTAGTAATATAGACCACAAGACATTCCAATATCTTAAGACAGATGCTAAACAACAAGCAGAGTTTAACGACAATCTATTAAGAAGACATCTTATCTTCAGGTCTGGATTATATCCTGAATATAACAACGGAAACTTGAATGATGGACAACTTCCACCAATTCCTGCTACACCATTCCAATCTTCTATAACAATACCTACAAGTGCTTACTCATGGGGTAGAGGATGGAGAACAGGTAATTGTGGAAATGCTATGGGGCCTTTGTGTGCTGGTAGTCCATTCCCAACATGGTACGGACATACTACGAACTCTTAAAAGTTTAGTTCATATCCTTTATTACAACTTCTTTCAATTCTAATTACCGAGCAATCACTACCTGCCTCTCGTATTACTTTTTGTAGCTTTGAAAGTTCTTCAGCAACCTTGTAATATTGTTCTGTAACTTTTGGGTTGTGAAAAACATTAATCTTTGATTTGACTCTAATTTCCATAAAACAAAGATAGTGATTTACTTTGATTTAACCAAATTATGTTTCAACATAAATTGTTCGTGAATAGATAATTCACTATCAAACACATACCCCAAACTTTCAAGTAACTTACGAGCCATCTGTCTATCTTCAGGTGTAATGTTTCTTCTATCAGTTCTTCTATCTCGTTTTATTTCATTCGCACATTCTTTACATAGATTAGACCTTCCGTCTTTATAGATTTTATCTTTGACGAACTTATCTAATATTTTACATTCACGACATGAACGACATATCTTCTTAATCATATCTAATAATAGGATTTTTAATTAATGTTTCAAGCCGTGTTTTTTGGCGAATTGAATATGTATTGGAACATCGGTATCAAAAGTATAACCAAGCAGTTGTAGGAGTTCTCTTGCCCCCTTGAAATCATCGTCTGTTAGTGGATTTAACTTAAGATAATTCATGGAAGGGTCATCATCTTCATCTTTGGAATTAAAGTGGATTTTACACCTTGTATCAAGTCCAAATGGTCTACCTTTCTTTTTATAAAACTCAGTTTCGGGACGATGCTTTCCACAGGTTCTACAGAAAACCATCCAAAAACCATCATCATTTAAGTATCTTCTACTTAGGTTATTAATAAAATCTTTCTTTTTCATACTAATAAATATAAAAAAAATACGAAAAAATTATTTTTTTTAAAACTTTTTCACTATCTTTGGTATTTATAGAAACAACCTAATGATTAAATTATGAAAGTAGACCTAATCCAAGTGATAAAAAACAAAGTGGAAACATTCCATGTCTGTATTAATGAAAAAGAAATCTTCACATCTTCTAACTATGATGCCGCATATCAAAGATATGAAGAAGAGATTGATAGATTACCTAAAATAATTACCTTGAAAAGCACAATAATCAAATAAAATAAATAACCATGGCAAAACAAAAATTAACAGCAGTAGATGTCTTATTAATCAAGAAAGAATTAAGAGAGACAAATAACACCCATCAAACGATTGCTAACAAATACGGGGTATCTCGTGAAGCAATAACCAAGATAAACAAGTCAATCACAACCCCACATCACCCTGATGCTCGTTGGAATGATTTGGTAGGTATAGAGTTTGAAGATACATTACCAGATGTTATTATGTCTGAGTATATGATGAAGATGTTTATTGTCCTTGATGACGATAAAGCGGGAGCGTTAATTAAATCAATCTGTAGAACTAAACTAATTTATAACGCCCTATGAGAGAGACATTTGTAATCTTCAAATCATCGTATGATGCGATTAAGAAGTTAAATCAAGAAGATGGATATAAAGTATTGATGGCTGTATGTGAATATGGTTTTAATAATAATATCGTTGAATTAGATGGTATATCTTCAATTGTTTTTGATTTAATCAAACCAGTTATTGATAGTTCAACAAAACGATATGATGCTTCCGTTGAAAATGGTAAGAAAGGTGGTGCCCCCAAAGGTAATACTAACGCTAAAAAACAACCTGAATTAACCAAAGAACAACCTAAATTAACCCAAGAACTACCTAATAATAACCTTAATCTTAATGTTGTTATACAACCTGAAAACAACCTTAATAAGAATAAGAATAAGAATATGAATATGAATAAGAATGAAAATATGAATGATAATATGAATGATAATGTAGAATTAGAAATTAGAGATGTAATGAAATCAAAAAAACTATCAAGAACTGAAGCAATTAAATACATTAACGGATTACCATCTGTTGAAGAAATGTTTATTAAGGCTGAAGAAAAAAGAAAAGAAATATTTGGAGTTACATTTGATGATATATAAAAATATTGTTATATTTATAATAGATTAGGTTACTCTAATTTCTTTTTTGCTAATGCTAGTTTTTTTTTAAGTGTTGAACCCCATACCAAACAGGTGTGGGGTTTAATTTTATATACACAAAAAATCATATATATTTATAATTAAATAAGATTAAAAAATAATAAAATGGAAATAATAGAAAAATTAAACGGATATTTCTCTTCAACGGAAGCAGTTAAAGAGGAAATGTTAATTCAGGTAGTTGAACTATATCGTAATGATACTAGATTAAGTTTAAGTGTTAATTCAACGATGGTACAAATACTTGATAAAGATATTGAATACTTCAAGGAACAAGAGAACTTTGAAATAGCAGGAGCTCTAACTGATTTAAAGAATGCTTATCAAAAAGTTTATGATGATATGATAAACGAAATTAATAATTTAAATAAAGATGTGTAATTGTAAGGGAAATGGAAAAGCTCAAGTAATTAATAATGTTTATAATGTAGATGTTGTTAATTACGCAAAAGAGATTGATACAAGGATTATCTCTGTTAAAAATGTATCTGACTATACTGATGTAGATAAAGTTGAAGTAATGGGGGCGTATGCTAGTTTATACCCCGCTTCATCAACTACTCCATCAATAGAAGAAGCAATAAATCAAATTAGAATAGGAATACAACTATATGACGCCAAGCAACAACGAAGATAAAAGGGGAAGAGGTAGACCTAGAACTGAAACAAAACTACCTGATGGTTGGAGAGATATTATTATCCAATCAGGAATAGAAGGTAAACACATTACAGATTTCTTAATAACCTTAGGTATATCATGGGACGCGCATTGGGCTATGATGGGTAGAAGTAAAGAATACAACCGAGCCGTCCAAGATTATTTAAAACACTGCGAACAATATTGGTATAACATGGCTCAAGAACATATGGTAGAAACAGGGGGTGCTGCCTTCAATTCTAGGTTATGGAGTTTGATTGTTCGGAATAAGTTTCCTACTAATTGGTCTGAGGCTTCCAAAGTTGATGTAACAACCAACGGAGATAAGATTAATAATAACAAACAAATAACAATAGAAATCGTAAGAAACAAAAGACATGATTGGAACGAAGGGAGACAAAACAAAGAGGAAGACGGGGAAAACATTTAACCTAAACTTTAATCACAAGAATATTAAAGTTGAAAGTGGGACAATAAACGCATTGGATTTTAAATCAGTTTATATATCCTTTCAAAGTTGGAGTGTATTTGATTCTAAATACATTAAGAAAATGAATATAAAGGTTAGGAAAGATATTATTAACAATCTAAACCCAAAACTATTCAACAAAAGTTTTTGTATAGATATTCCAACCATAACTGATAATGAAAATATGCGTAACCCTTATCATCAGTTAGAATACAATTTATTTGTTAACAAAGGGGTAGAAGTATCTGATGTTAAAAAAAACTTGGAAGAAGTTTTAAACATTATATATCAAAAGTATTACTCAAATAATCAAGAGTTTTATATAAGAGAACCATGGCAGAACAACAAGAAGAAAAAAGAATTGAAATCAGAATTGGAGATTGCTTTGACTTAATCAAGGGATTAGAAGACAACTCTGTAGATTTAATCATAACATCACCCCCATACGCAGATATTGTTAACTATGGTAAAAATATTTCAATCAAGAAACCAAACGAATATTGTGATTGGTTATTACCCATCTTCAACGAAATACACAGAGTACTTAAGCCAAGTGGTAGCTTTATCCTCAATATCAACGATAATTGTAAGAACGGGGTTAGAAATCACTTTATATATGAATTGATATATAGAAGTCAAAAGGAAACAAAACTAAAGTTCTATGATACCTACATATGGCATAAGATGAATGGTATCCCTAATGGAGGCCCAAGAAGGTTTAGGAATACAACAGAGTTCATCTTCCACTTCGTTAAGAACCAGAAAGATGTTAAGTTCCATATGGATAGGGTATTAGAAGATACTAATATTGAAACCAAAAAAAGATTTGAACGAAATAATGTATTTAAACCTCATGGTGAAATAATTGATGGTATTAGAATATATGGTGAAAGAAATCTAATTGTTAAAGATAAAGTAAGACCTGATAATGTATTTAGATTTCCAACAGCAGGGGCAGCTCGTGATAATCATATTAAACACCCCGCACCATTCCACAGACAACTACCTGAATACTTTATTAAGTTATTAACAGATGAAGGGGATTTGGTTGTTGATATCTTTAGTGGAATAGGAACGACAGGATTACCTTGTAAGGATATGAATAGGTTTTACTTGGGTTTTGAACTTAATGGTAAATACGCTGAGTTCTCAAGACAAAGATTAAATGGTGAAGAATTAGAAGAGTGGTTAGTTTGCCAGTATGACTTAGAAGATAACCTGATTGCTTGTTATAAAAATAGAGATGAAGCATCCAAAGCAACAGGGGTAGAAAGTGGTGATATCATGAGAACCTACAATAGAACAAAGTTTGAAAGTCGTGGGGGATATAAATGGAAATTAGAAAAAAAATATGAAGACAAAATTAATGTTGGGTAATAATATTAAATCACTAAAAGAATTACCTGATAATTCAGTAGATAGTATCGTTACAGACCCACCATATGGATTATCGTTTATGAATAAGAAATGGGACTATGATGTTCCTTCAATTGAGTTTTGGAGTGAAGTATATAGAGTACTTAAACCAGGAGGATATATTCTATCATTTGGTGGAACAAGAACATATCACAGAATGGCTGTTAATATAGAAGATGCTGGTTTTGAAATTAGAGACCAGATTATGTGGTTATATGGTTCAGGCTTTCCAAAGTCCCATAACATCGGTAAGGCTGTTGATAAGTTTGGTGGTAATAATTTATTATCAAATGAAATAGGAAATAAATTAAAAGAAGCTAGAACTAAAAGAGGTTTAACATTAAAAGCCGCTGATGAATTATTCTGTGGTGGAACATCAAATTACAATTGGTTAGAAGGAAGAAGTGACGGTCAAAGAATACCTAATCAAGAATTATTTGATAAGATAGTAGCTGAGTGGCCTGAGTTAAAAGATATAAGAGATAAAGTTTTAGAAACAGAAAGAGAAATACTTGGAACTGAAATTACAAATAAAACTGTAATGAGTAAAATTGGTGAAGAAAATGAATCAGGTGAATATGTAAGAACAAAAGGTCAATCAGATTGGGAAGGTTGGGGGACATCCCTTAAACCAGCAAATGAACCTATCTGTGTTGCTCGTAAACCTTTAAGTGAAAAGTCAGTTGCTGAGAATGTATTAAAATGGGGAACTGGTGGTATCAATATAGATGGTTGTAGAATTGAAGGTGAAGTAAGAACAACCCCAATCCATAGTAATGATGTTAAAGAAGATAATACTCTATTTGGATTACATAAGACAATTCAACATGAAAGAGTTGAAACAACAGAGGGTAGATTTCCTGCTAATGTAATCTTTGATGAAATTGCTGGTGAGTTGTTGGACGAACAAAGTGGTATAGTAACTCAAGGTCACTGGCCTAAGGGTTCAGTAAAAGGATTTGGTGATTTTGGTGGAGGTACAACATCATATGAAGGTGTAGGTCATAAAGACAAAACAAAATCTGGAGCGTCAAGATTTTTTTATCAAGCAAAAGTAAGTAAGGCTGAAAGAAACATGGGGTTAGATGATTTTGAAGAAAAGAATAAATGGTTAAAAGGTGGTGGTGGTGTTGGTATAACTGATAGAGAAAATGTGGTAGCAAAGAATATCCACCCAACAGTTAAACCTGTTAGATTGATGGCTTATCTATGTAGATTAGTTACACCACCAAATGGGGTTGTCCTTGACCCTTTCATGGGTTCAGGTTCTACAGGTATAGCAGCTCAATTAGAAGGGTTTAATTTCATAGGTATGGAGTTAGACCAAGAGTATATGAATATCGCAGAAGCAAGAATAAACAACTATGAAGATTATAGAAAGTTCCTGTGAATATAACAACCACCATAGTATTTGAAGAACTACTTAACTCTGATGAATTAGGTAAGAGGATTGTTGTGGCACAGGGTGGTTCTCGTTCAGGTAAGACATATAACATTCTAATCTATTGGATATATAAACTACTCCAAGAAGAAAAGAAAACACTAACAATAGTCAGGAAAACTTTACCATCGTTAAAGAACTCTGTCTTAAAAGATTTAATATCCATACTTGAAATGTTTGGGGTGTATGACCCCAATAAGTTACACAAACAAGAAGGATACTACGAACTCAATACAAACATCATCAATTGGATATCAGTAGATGAACCACAAAAGGTTCGTGGTAGTAAAAGGGATTACCTGTATTGTAATGAAGCAAATGAGTTAAAATTGGAAGATTGGAACCAGTTGATATTCCGTACCACAGATAAGGTGATATGTGATTTAAACCCATCAGAATTAAGTTCTTGGGTATATGATTTAGAACAAAGGGATGATTGTTATTTCTTTAAGACAACATGGAGGGATAACCCATTTATAGATGATAATATCATCAAGGAATTAGAATCACTTAAATACAAAGACGAAAACTTATATCGTATCTATAACTTGGGTGAAAAGGGTATATCAACAGAATTAGTTTTTAACAAGTATCAAACAATAGAACACATACCACCTGAAGCTAAACTACTTGGAAGGGGAATGGACTTTGGATACAATCACCCA